GCAAGCCAACTCGTAAGGCAGCAAGTTTAAAAAGGTGGAAATGTGGCAGCTAAAAAAACAGCATCAAAGTATGACCCGGCTATGTGTCAGCGCATGATAGAGCTAGGAAAACTTGGGTCATCACAAAAGATGATCTGGAGCGACCTAGGTATATCTAAGACAACGGCAGAGTCATACAAAAAGAGTCACCCAGATTTTGCCGAGGCGCTCGACATGGCGCTCGTACACTCACAGGCACACTGGGAGCGTGAGCTCCTGGCAAACATTGAAAACAAGGGCTACAACAGCCGTCTTGCAGAGATCGCCCTACGTGGACAGTTTCAACAGGATTACAGGGAGACCCGTGATACTAAGGTAGACGTCAAGGCAGAGATTAAGGTAGACTTCAATAAAGAGATTGCAGATTTGATTGCCGCCCTAAAAACCTAATTTTATTTATTTTCAGTTTTAACCAAAAAGGGGACTCAAAAGGGTCCCTTTTTTGCATTATTATATATACGATTAAACAGACTTGAAAGACAAAAATGACGGCACACGCACTCCTAAGCGCATCAGGATCCAAGCGATGGTTATCCTGCACACCGAGCGCTAAGCTCGAGGCAACCCTACCAGAACAAAAACGTGGATCCGGAGCATTTGACTTTAGTCAAGAAGGCACAACGGCCCACACACTGGCAGAAGCAAAACTAAGATACCATTTTGGACAAATTGGAACAGAGGAGTATGAAAATGAAGTTAGCACCATCAAAGCAACACCCTACTACAACGACGATTTCGAGGCTCACGTCGATAGCTACGTACTATACGTCCGCAGTCAAATCGGCGAGGGAGATTACCCGCTATTTGAACAGCGCGTTGACTTCAGTGACTGGGTACCTGACGGCTTTGGTACGGCCGATGTGGTTATACTTTCTAAGCACGCCATTCGCGTCATCGACCTCAAGTTCGGAAAAGGCATTCCGGTACATGCGCAAGATAACCCGCAGCTACGACTTTACGCACTTGGAGCCTACTCCAAGTTCAAAGAAGAGTTCCCAGAAATTAAAGAGGTCAGTTACACGATACATCAGCCCCGACTTGACAGTATCAGTACCGATGGTACCACGATCAGTAAACTTGTCGACTGGGCCAACTACTTCGTCAAGCCAAAAGCCAAGAAAGCGTGGAGCGGCGCAGGCGAGTTCCTCCCCGGAGAGTGGTGTGGATTCTGCCGTGCAAAAGCGCAGTGCCGCGCCCGGTCGGACTACAACACCGAGCTCGCCCGCCAAGAGTTTAAAGAGCCGGCCCTCCTCAGTGAAGAAGAAGTCAGCCAGGTCCTCACCAAAGCCCAAAACTTAAAAACCTGGGTCAACGACGTAGAAGAGTTTGCATTAAACAGGGCGGTAGATCAGGGAGTAATACCGCCAGGATACAAGCTAGGTATGACAGTGACGCACCGAAAGATCAGCGACTCACAACTAGCGGCAACGGTGTTGGTAGAGAAGGGTATGTCTCCGGAGGTAATCTGGGAGCAGCCTAAGCTCAAATCAATCTCAGTGCTCGAGAAGCTAGGTCCTAAGGGTCAGGTAGTCTCGTGGCTCGGGGAGCTTGTACAGAGGCCTGAGGGTGCCCCTAAATTGATTCGCAGCAAGGAAGACGCGAAGGAGGATTTTGCGTGAGTACCTGGCTAATAGCGGCGATGGGTGTGGTGTATTTTGTGGTGGCCTGCGACCAGTTTTACAAAGGTGGGATTGGTACAGGCATCATGTTTTTAGGTTACGCCATGGGCAATATTGGATTGGTAATGGTCGCTAAATAGGAGACAATATGCGGGTAGCGTGCTATGGATCAGAGTTTGATGTTCCAGATTTCTTAATAGACAAGTTTATCAAAGACTTTGATGGGCTACCAGGGAGTGGGCGGCGTGAAAACGTGATGCAGCTTAGGATGTCAATTGATGAGGTGCTAGACTATGTGGCAGAAGAACCTGATATGTTGCATGAGTTTGAGATACGTTCAGACTTTGTAAAGGCCCTGGCAATGCAAAAAGCAATGGGCGAGCTAGGCATATTGCACGACTCATAATTATTTCACATTGTGAAACAAAAAAGTAGTAGAAGTTTGCATTAATATGTGTACGGGTAGACAGACTGGCCCCGATTGAAGTTCAGTCTTAAAGTAAAAAAGGAATTAAAGATTATGGCATCAAAATCTATCAAGACCAAGTTTGTAACTGGCAAAGTACGTTTTTCTTACGCTAATGTTTTTCAACCAGCTGAGACACCTAACGGTACTTTAAAGTATTCTGTTTCTATTCTGATCCCAAAATCAGATACAGATACTGTTAATCGTTTTAAGAAGGCATTCGAGGATACCAAGACAGCTAACGCTGCTGTATGGGGTGGCTCGGTTCCTAAGGTTCTTAAAGGCGGTTTACGTGATGGTGATGCAGAAAAAGATGACGCGGCATACGCTGGTCATTATTTCATCAACGCCAGCTCTAACGAGCGCCCAGGCATTGTTGATGCAGATTTAAACCCAATCATTGACACAAGTGAGTTTTACAGCGGTTGCTATGGCCGTGCCTCGATCACACTGTATCCGTACGATACAAGCGGTTCTAAGGGCATTGCAGCAGGACTTAACAACGTCCAGAAGTTAGAGGACGGTGAGAAGTTCGGTGGCTCTACATCCGCAGCAGCAGACTTCGCAGTATAAGTATCAATGAGGGGTGCACAGCTGAAGGTCGTTGCACTTAAAAAAGTATCCTAAATACTGCCCTCACCTTTTAGTAGTACCTGCAGCACGGGGAGTGTCCATCGAAACGATGGCCTCCCTTTTTCATCCACCATATAACACAGAGAATAATAAATGGATCAGTATCAAGAATACATTGCCGCCAGCCGTTATGCCCGTTACCAAGATGACAAAGGTCGTCGTGAGACATGGCCAGAGACAGTAACACGTTTTACAGATTACATTTTTAGCCGTACCCCTGCCATTGCTGACAATGCAGAATTAAAAGCTGAGTTATATAACTCTATTGTTAACCTAGAACTGATGCCGTCCATGCGCGCCATGATGACGGCAGGAAAGAGTGCAGATCGTGATAACACATGTGTTTACAATTGTTCGTACCTACCTGTTGATGACGTTAAGTCGTTTGACGAGGCGATGTTTATTTTGTTATGCGGAACGGGTGTCGGCTTCTCGGTTGAGTCTAAATATATTAATCAACTGCCAGAAGTGCCAGAAAAGTTATTTCAATCTGGGGGAGTACTCAACGTCCACGACTCTAAGGAAGGGTGGGCCAAGTCACTGCGTCTTCTCATCGCACACCTCTACGCCGGGGAAATTCCCCAGTGGGATGTATCAGCCGTTAGACCTGCCGGAGCACGACTCAAAACTTTTGGCGGAAGAGCTTCCGGGCCGCAACCACTGATTGACTTATTTGAATTTACAGTTGCAACATTTAAACACGCTAAAGGTCGTAAGCTAAATAGCTTAGAATGCCACGACTTGATGTGTAAAATTGGTGAGGTAGTTGTAGTGGGTGGTGTACGTCGCTCTGCAATGATCTCGTTATCTGATCTTGATGATGAAAGGATTCGTCATGCTAAAGCTGGCCCGTGGTGGGATACTGCACCTCACCGTGCACTCGCAAACAATAGCGCGGTTTATAATGAAACGCCTACCGTTGGAAAGTTTATGGAAGAGTGGCTATCTCTATACAATTCACACAGCGGAGAACGGGGGATATTCAACCGTGAGGCTGCACGTAAAACTGTGGAGAAGTACGGTCATCGCGATCCTAATTTTGAATTCGGAACTAACCCCTGCTCAGAAATCGTACTTCGGCCTTACCAATTCTGTAACCTGTCGGAATGTGTGGTAAGACATGACGACACTAAAGAAACGCTTTTACGTAAAGTTCGTTTGGCTGCAATTTTGGGTACTATACAATCTACGTTCACTAAGTTCCCATATCTGCGCAAAGTTTGGCAAAGAAATACCGAAGAGGAACGCTTGCTTGGTGTCTCTCTTACAGGCATCTACGATAATCCATTACTTACAACGCAAGGACCAGAACTAAATGACCTACTTACTGAACTTAGAGAAGTTGCTAGAGCAACAAATAAAGAATGGGCCGCTGCTCTCGGAATCCCTGAGAGCGCTTCTATCACATGCGTCAAGCCAAGTGGAACAGTATCCCAGCTTGTTGATTCGGCGAGCGGCATCCACCCTCGCCACTCTAAATACTATATCCGAAGAGTGCGAGGAGATTCTAAAGATCCTCTCACCCAATTCCTTATTGGACAAGGAGTTCCAAACGAGCCCTGCGTTTACAAGCCAACCCAAACTACCGTCTTCAGTTTTCCTCAAAGAGCCCCCGACGGACTCGTACGGGACGACGTTACTCCCATTAGTCACCTCGAGCTCTGGCTTACCTACCAGCGATACTGGTGTGAGCACAAGCCCTCAGTCACCATCTCTGTGGCGGAAAAGGACTGGCCCAGTGTCGGAGCGTGGACATGGGAACACTTCGACGAAATCAGTGGAGTTAGCTACCTCCCCTACGACGGTGGAACCTATCGCCAAGCTCCCTACGAAGAGTGCACCGAAGAAGAGTACAACGCGCTCAAAGCCAGCATCCCCGTCGTCGACTGGAGCCAGCTCAAAGAAAATACAGACAACGTAGAGGGCGCTCAAATGCTTGCATGCAGCTCAGGAACATGCGAGATTTAAACTATTTCACATGGTGGTGATTTGGGGCTCTTCGGAGCCCCTCTTTTTTGCATTATTATATGTACCGATACGTCGGATAGCCTAAGGAGCATTTATGATTTACAGCATTGACTTTGAGACACGCAGCGCCATCGACCTAGCCGACCAAGGGCTAGACATTTACGCCAACGACCCCACAACAGAAGTGTTGTGTATTGCGTTCGGCAAAACCCCCGATACAGTAGAAGTAGTTAGCCCACACCAAGGAACCTATGGTTCCCATGCGCTGTTAAAGCACGTTGCCGATGGTGGCAAAATCCAAGCGTGGAACGCCATGTTCGAGTACGCCATCTGGAACTGTGTCTGTGTACCTAAGTACGGCTGGCCACCACTAAGGCTGGAGCAGTGCATTGACACCATGGCCATAGCGGCAGCCAATAATATTCCACAGTCCTTGGGAGATGCCTCCGTTTTCATGGACGCAGAACACAAAAAAGATACCCGCGGTAGATACCTTATTCAGAAGCTCTGTAAGCCACACAAGGGCGTCTTTAATAATGACCCAGAATTGATGGCTGAAATGTTCCAATACTGCCAGCAAGACGTACGCACAGAGATGGCCATAGGAAGCGTTTTAAGGCCCCTTACAGCCGTCGAACAGGACATCTGGACCCTTACCCAGCGGATTAATTTGAGGGGCGTATCGGTCGATCCTAACGAGCTCCACAACGCCTGTCTGGCCGTGGTGAGGGCACAGGATGCCTTGGACAACGAATGCGTCTCCTTGACCGGTTTTAAGCCGTCTGAGAGGGCTAAATTACTAGACTGGATTAACCAGCGTCTAGTAACACCACTACCCGATTTAACCGCAGAGACCGTTTCAGCTATGTTAGTGAACACTAACATAAATGAGCCGATTCGGGCCGCTTTACGGCTCAGACAGGAAGGAAGCCAAACTTCAGTAGCAAAATACTCAAAAATGATGGAGATACAACGAGATGGACGGATTCGGAATACACTGGTATATCATGGCGCTAGTACTGGCCGCTGGGCGAGCCGTGGTGGGCTCAATCTTCAAAATATTGCTCGTCCCGTATTATCGGATGAAGAAATTGAACTCGCAATACCAAGAGTCTTTGTGGAAGGAAAAGCTACGATGCAACAGCTCTCTTCAACGGTACGAAGCGCTATTGTGGCCCCACGAGGAAAAACCTTCGTTGACGTGGATTTTAGCTCAATTGAAAACCGAGTTGGCGTCTACTTGGCTGGGCAAAAAGATAAAGTCGAATTATTTAGAAGGGGATTAGATGAGTATAAAGTCTTTGCGTCGGAGTCTCTTTATAGAGTGCCTTACGACGACGTTACTAAGGATCAGCGCCAGATCAGCAAGTCGGCGGTTTTAGGTGCGATGTTTGGGCAAGGAGCTAAAGGCCTTGTCAAGTACGCAGAGGGGATGGGGGTTAGGCTATCAGAAGGACAGGCAAAGAATGCAGTAGATAATTATCGAGCGTCCTATGCGCTGGTAAAGGCTCTATGGGCGAAGTGCGAGAACGCTGTGATTCAAGCAGTAGAGAATCCCGGCAACCCGTTTCGTGCCGGTGATAAACTGGTCTTGAAAGCTGCCAAAAATGCTCTGTGGATGCAACTACCATCAGGTAGACTTATCTGCTGGCAGAGGCCACAGCTCGAGCTGCTCACCACACCATGGGGGCAGCAAAAGGTCGGCGTCACTGTCCACTCGCAGAACACATACACTCGGCAATGGAGCAGGAACGCTTTGATTGGTAGTAGTATCTTTCAATCCGCTGTACAGGGTACCGCGAGAGACTTTCTTGCCGTGGCTATGCTTAACCTTGAGAAGGCCGGTTACGAGGTGATTAACAGTATCCATGATGAGGTGCTACTCCTAGTTGAAGAACAAAGCGCGGAGTCCGCGTTGGCCGATGTCGTCAACATTATGACTACACCACCAACGTGGGCTCCCGACTTTCCTCTTGCAGCGGAGGGCTGGCACGGTAAGCGCTACCGCAAATAATTAGTCGGTAACTTTTGTAACATCCGTCGGGTTAAACAGTAGGCCTACGTTGTCATCTGCGTAGCCGCTGTACCCGGCGTTTTTTATTTGTCGCTCTAGTTCATTAAGATGTTTGGGCTGGTCAACAATCTCCACACCCATCTTAGCAAAGTATGGGTCCTTGGCCAGCTCTCTGGCTTTAGCGCTAAATCCTGCCGGATCTTCATGTAGGGGATACATATTCTCTGCAACGCCCTCGTATCTGTGTGGGCCAAGTCCCTGCTCTGGGCGAACATTTTCCTTGCTTACATAAATATATGATCTTGGCTTGATATCCGGTGCATCTTTAAGTCTTGATGCCTCCGCGCCCTTGATACCACTTCCGTATAAAGACGGCTCCAAGCGGCTAATATTTGAGCTATGTGAGAAATGTGTAAACGGCACGGTGCGTGCGTACTGTAGCGCCTTTTTAACGGCACCACCAAACTCAAAATGCTGTACACGACCACCGGCCTTACCAGCGGCAATACCTGGAATAGTACCACCTATAAGATTTCCAAGTACACTATTAATTTGTGTTGGTGGTTGGGGTGGCTGTGGCTGTTGCGGTGCCGCCTGTACGTTCATTGTCAAAGATCCAGGAAGCTGTTGTGTTGAGTTTATTAAAGAAGCAATCCCGCCTGTTCCAGCGGACCCAGAGGGGCCCGATGGTGTCCCTGGCTGAGATAAACTGCCAGTGGGGTCATATATAGCGGCAGAATTGCCATTTCCCGTATTTGGGCTAGACATAGCGGAAGGTTGACTATACTGTTTCCAATCACCGTAAGTCATTGGCATTACAGCTAAAGAGGCCATTGCGTTACCATTTGCGTCGGTACCACCGCCTTGATTACTTTTTAAATATGCCTGATAGCCAGGGTCTTGGTTGTTGTAGTTTGTATTCCAAGTAGACCAGTCACCATAAGACATGTTGTTCTGACCTTGCCTGCCACTTAAATACGTTTGGTATGCTGCCTGATCTGGGTTTGGTGTGGGTGTTGGTAATGGTGTTGGCAGTGGCTGCTGTGTTGGCGCCTGTGCAAAAGTTGCACCACCCGCAGGAACTGTAGAGGTTGCTGCAGTTTTAGAATTTTGAATTGGTACCACAGGTTTTTGAACCGGCACCATTGGGGGCGTGCCGGGCATTGTAGTGCTGCCGCCAGTTACTGGTGTCGGCGAAGGCATCTTGTTAAACGCCGTTGTAGTGGCCTGTAATGGTTTTGGTGCAATATAGTTTACAGCCTGCTGCTGTGGTGTGCCGTATGTAGTACCACGGCGTAGCATACCACCACGGGCTAAATGAGCCAGTCCACCATCGGCGTACTGTTTGCCCTCAAAGTCAGATAGGTTTAGCCTTGGATCATCCCAGCTTGTTGTCTCTAGGCCTTGCTTAGGTGCAAGGATCAATGGGCCAGACTGCAGTTTTTCTTCTGCAGACCATACAGGCATACCGGTTGATTTATCATAAAACTGAGAGTGTTTGCGTGGGTCCATACCAATTTGAGTATAGTTAGGATCTTGCATCATCTCTGCCATCATACGACGAAC